GCAAGGCGTTGATATCTTAAATCAATTTGCTGGCGGTGGCGGTAGCTACAATATTCCTAATGGTGGATTTGCTAGACCTGTTGCAACAACAGACCCAACTTACAGAAGTGGTTATGACTATGCGCGTTCTATAGCTGGTGGTATGCCAATGTCACAAGTTATTGCACCAGGCGTAAGTTATTCACCAGAACAACCAGGTGGTTATACACAAGCAGATCTAAATATAGCTGCTGGCATAACTCCACCTCCACCTGTATATACAGAACCTGATGATCCTAGCTTTTTTGGAACTGGTATCGGTGGCGTAACAATACCTGGCGGCAGAGTAGATAAGATGCCTCCATTAAGAAACATTTTTAGCGCTGGTGTTGGCGGTGGGGGTAGAGATAAAGACTCAGTAGTACCAATACCTCCAGTACAAGTACCACCACAAGAGTTTGATATAGAGCAGATTCGTCAAGATATAGCTGATTCAGGAATAGACTTTACTAACTTGTTTGGGTTGCCACAAGCACCAGACTTATCGCAGTTTGTAACTAAAGATGATTTGCCTAATGGTAGAGATTTTTCTATAGAAAATTTAGATCTTCCAGATTTCAATGAGTTTGCATTAAGAAAAGATTTACCTGTTTACCAAGAGCCTGATTTATCACAGTTTGTTACTAAACAAGACTTACCATCATTAATACCTGACGTTCCTACTGGTAGAGATTTTTCTATAGAAAATTTAAATCTTCCTGACTTTAGCGAGTTTGCTCTGAGGAAAGACTTACCAGTATATCAAGAGCCAGACTTATCTGGGTTCGCAAGAATAGAAGATTTGCCTACAGTACCTACATTTGATAGAGAGTCTTTAATTAGAGATATTAGAAGTGGGATTGATATACCAAAACCACCATCAATAGACAGACAATCGTTGATAGAAGATATAAGAAGCGGTATCGAATTACCATCTTACCAAGCTCCTGACCTGTCTGGTTTTGCGAGAATAGAAGATCTGCCTACATTCAATCCAGACGAGCTTAGGCAGGATATATTAATGTCTTTACCTGAACAGAAGATGCAAGACTTATCTGGTTTTATGACACAAGATGATATTAACAAAGCTATAGCTGGTATAGATATACCAACTTATCAAGCTCCAGACTTATCTGGTTTTGTGACTCAAGCAGATATTAATAAAGCTATCTCTGGAATTAATATGCCAACTTATGAACAGCCAGACCTATCTGCGTATGACACAAGAATTGCTGAATTAGAACAAAGTTTAGCAGCATTACAACAACCAACAGGCGGTAGGTTTTCAGTAAATCAACCACAAGTAAGGGGATTATTCTAAATGTCAGTAACACACGAAGAAGTAGTTAAGGCTGCACAAGCCGAGCAAATATTAACATCTGATGTTTTTAAAGAAGCAGTAGAGAATTTAAAACAAGAATATATAACACATTGGTTAAACTCAAGAGAGATAGCTGATGTTAATGCCAGAGAAGATATCCACAGGTCTTTATTACTATTACCAGAGGTTGAAAGACATCTGCGTATCATTGCTGAGAAAGGTAAACTCACACAAGCTAATATTAACAAAATTAGAAATATTGGTTAAACCTTCCCTTTTTACACATTATTAAGCTAAAATACTCTTAAATACATAAGGAGTATTTATTATGGCAATAACGGATAAACCGACTGCTTTACAAACTGATAAGGAAATTACTGCCTCGATGTTTGAAAGTTTTTTAACCCCTGAAGAGGATAAGGTTGAAGAAGCGGTCACAGAAACAGAAGAAGTAGTAGAAGAAGTCATCGAAGATGATTCTGAAATTGTTGATGAAGAAATTGATCAGGAAATTGCAGATGAGTTGGAAGATGACGATGAAGAAGAACTGGATGAAGAACAAACAGATGTTGAAGAGGAAGCTCCGCAACTTCAAACATTTACTGTAAAGGTAGATGGCCAAGAGGTAGAAGTCACGCAAGAGGAACTCGTCAACGGATATTCTCGTCAGCAAGATTATACGCGTAAAACACAAGAACTCTCTCAACAGCGTAAAACTATTGAGCAGCAGCAAGCAGAGTTAGCGCAAAGAGATGCGATTTATTCGCAGTTGTTACCGAAGATGGAGGCCCAGTTAAAGGGCGAATTGGCTAACGAACCAGATTGGAACACTTTATATGAAGATGATCCTGTTGGTTATGTTCGCGAAAAGCAACTTTGGGATGAAAAGAAAGAAAAGCTAACCGCAGTTAGTGCTGAACAACAAAGGCTTCAACAAGAAGCACAAGTTAAACAGCAAGCACAAATTCAACAAATAGTTGAATATGGTCAGCAGAAGCTTTTGGAAATTATCCCTGAATGGCAAAATCAAGAGATTGCGTCACAAGAAAAAGCAGCTATTAGCGAATATGCCGTGAATACTTTAGGTTATACACCTCAAGAAATTCAACAGGTTTATGATTATCGTGCATTGCTTGGTTTAAGAAACGCTTGGTTAAACTCTAAAACAGTTGAAGCCACGAAGAAGAAACCAACACAAAAAGCACCAGCAAGAGTGGCTAGACCTGGAACGACTAACCGACCTAAATCGGCAGCACCTGTGAAGAAAGCAAAACAAACATTAGCAAAAACTGGAAGAGTCCAGGATGCTGCTAAAGTTTTTGAACAATTTTTAAAATAATTTTATTTATACAGGAGTATAAGAATGGCTAAAGTAACTAACGCCTTTGACACATATTCGGCAACAGCTGACAGAGAAGATTTAAGTAATATCATTTACAACATCTCTCCAATGCAGACACCATTTATGTCATCAATTGGTAAACGAAATATTAATAACGTAGTGTTTGATTGGCAAACAGAATCATTACCTACACCTAGTGCTGCTGGTCAGTTAGAAGGTTTTGAACTATCAAGATCTGCTGCTACAGCTACAACTAGAGTAAGTAATGTTGCAATGATCTCAAAAAGAGATGCAACTGTAACTGGCTCACAAGACGCTTCAGACCCAGCTGGTAAGAGATCAGAAATGGCTCACCAATTAGCTATTATGTCTAAAGCTTTGAAAAGAGACATGGAAGAAGCTTTATGTCAAAAAGGTGCTAAGACAACTGGTGACGCTACAACAGCTAGGGTAACTGGTGGTTTTGAATCATGGATTACATCTAACGACTCAAGAGGTACTTCAGGTGCTTCAACAGGTGGTGGTGCAGCTCCAACAGACGGAACTCAAAGAGCTTTAACTGAAACTCTATTGAAAGACACTCTACAACTTTGCTTTGAGAATGGCGGAGAGCCTTCAATGGCAATTTGTGGACCACATAACAAACAAGTTATTTCTGGTTTCACAGGTAGAACACAAGCTAGACAAATGATTGATGCAAATACTGTAGAAGCTTCAGTATCTGTTTACTCATCTGATTTTGGTGAACTAAAAATCGTTCCATCAAACAGATCAAGAGAAAGATCATTACTATTAGTAGATCCAGAGTTTGCTAAAGTATCTTACCTAAGAGACTTTAAAACTGTTGATATTGCTACAATAGGCGATGCTGAAACAAAAATGATTGTTGTTGAGTACGGATTAGAAGTATCTAACGAAGCTGCTCACGGAGTCGTTGCTGATTTATCAACTTCATAAGTTTATTAATTAGCTTAAAGGGAAGTTTCGGCTTCCCTTTTTTTTGTGCTAAAATCTGTCTATGGCAAAGACTACATTAATAGATCACAAGAAAGGCTTTAAGTCTGTATTCGCAACAGAAGATGATAAAGTTGTGTATCACACAAAGCAGGATATACAGCCAACTTTAGACTATGTAAAAACACTTTCTGAATATACGCCTGGTAAAGATTTACGCCATGTTGCAGAAATACCTATGGTAGTATATCAAAGAGCAGTCCGAGAAGGATGGGCGCAAGATTCTGCACAATGGAAAAAATGGCTAAACCATTCAGATAACAAACCATTTAGAACATGGAAAGGTAAAGTATGACATACGATGAATTAAAAACTAATATCGCAAACTTCTTAAACAGGTCTGATTTAACAGATCAGTTAGACTTCTTTATTGATGCAACTGAATCAGAGTTTAATAGAAGATTAAGAAACAAAGACATGGTAAAACGTGCTACTGCCACAGCAGATGGACAGTATATGAGCTTACCTACTGATTGGTTAGAAGCAATTAATATAGAGATAACATCAAACGACTTTAGACCATTATTCCAACAATCAATAGAATCATTAGATGTCTATAGAAAAGCTAATAATAATGTTACTGGTCAACCTATTTACTATGCGATTGTAGATAACTCATTAGAGTTAGCACCTACCCCTGACTCAAGTTATACGCTACAATTAACATACTATGGCACTATAGATGCACTAAGCAGTTCTAATACAACGAACTTTATATCCACAGGATATCCAGATGCTTACTTGTATGGTGCTTTAAAACACGCTTCTATCTATCTAATGGAAGATGAAAGAGTGCCGTTATTTACAGCACAATTTGAGAAAGCATTAGAAGAGATGAGAATGGAACAAGAGAAAGCAGAGTTTGGCAAAGGATCTCTAATGCAAAGAAGAAGAACTTATGGCAAGTCTGGTAAAAACATTTATTATTGGAATAATAATTAGGAGACAATATGGCTGGATTTAGTGATTACTTAGAAGATAAAGTATTAGACCATGTATTTGGTGGTAATGCTTATACTGCACCAGGAACATTATATGTTGCTTTATATACTGTAGCACCAACAGACACAGGCGGTGGTACTGAAGTAACTGGCGGTGCATATGCAAGACAATCAGGAGCATTTACTGTTTCTGGTACAAACCCAACAACAGCTACTAATTCAGCTGCAATAGAATATCCAACAGCTACAGCTGACTATGGAACTGTGGTTGCAGTTGGTATTTTAGACGCTTCATCAAGCGGCAATCTATTAGCTTATGCAAACTTAACAACATCTAAAACTGTAAGTTCAGGCGATGTATTTAGATTTGATGCTGGCGACTTAGATATAACATTAGCTTAACAACATGGCCTCAATAGGCTACGGATTATATGGTTACGGTAATGCCGATTATGGTACTCCTGTATATCATTTTGGCGCAGCCACAATAGCACAAACCTCATCTGCAACAGCGGATGGTAGATTTGTTATTGTTGGTGAATCTACTATAGCAGCAGTTTCAGACACTACCGCAACAGGTAGATTCGTAATTACAGGCGCTTCTGTAATAGCATCAACTTCAGGATTTACCGCAGAAAGCTCACTTATACATGATGGTGTAGCTACTATAGCTACTACATCTGGAGCATCCGCAGTAGGCACACAAATAGACTTAGGGTCTGCAACGATAGCAGCAACATCCAATGTAATAGCTACAGGTACACAAATAGATCGTGGTGTAGTCTTTGGACCAGCAGTATCAGACATGACTGCTACTGGTAGGTTTACTGTAGTTGGAGAAGCTTTATTTGCACAAACAAGTGGGTTTGATGCAATAGGTGGTATTGTTTATAGAGGTGCTACCACAATTACACAAACAAGTGGATTAAATGCTATTGGTGGTCTAAAATGGGAAGATATAATTGTTCCTGATGATACTTGGACCGATCAAATAGTAGCAGGCGAAACCTGGACAGAACAATCTAATCCAGATACATCATGGACAACATTAGGCGAACAAGACGCAGCTTAAAGGATAAAATTTTATGGCAGATACATTTACAACGAATTTAAACTTAACTAAACCAGAAGTAGGAGCATCCACAGATACTTGGGGAACAAAGCTAAACGCTGACCTTGATACTGTTGACGGATTATTTAGCTCTACTGGTACTTCGGTAGCTATGAACTTAGACGGAGCAGTTATAGACAGCTCTGTCATTGGTGGTACTACAGCAGCCGCAGGATCATTCACAACTCTATCAGCAAGTACATCTATAACAGGCACACTTGCTACAGCAGCACAACCTAATATTACAAGTGTTGGTACTCTTACAGGTTTAACAACTACAGGCGATATTAACTTTGGCGATGATGACAAAGCTATCTTTGGAGCTGGTTCAGATTTACAGATTTATCATAATGGTACGCATAGCTATGTAAGCGACCAAGGCACTGGTAGTTTATTTTTACAGTCAAGTGGTACTGTTTTTATTCAAAATTCTGGAGGAACGGCAAACTACTTCAAAGGCACTGATGGCGGAGCAGCGGAATTGTTCCACAATGGTTCTTCTAAACTAGCCACAACCTCAACAGGCATAGACGTAACAGGTACAGCAGTAACAGATGGTCTTACAGTAGCAGGTAACGTGTCAGTAGATGGTGGAACAATTAAACTTGATGGTAATTATCCAACTGGTACACACAACACAGCTTTAGGTGATAATGCTTTAGATAGTTTAACAACTGGTGGTAATTATAATGTTGCTATAGGTCATTCTTCTTTAACAGCAAATACAAGTGGTGAAAGAAACGTAGGTGTGGGTAGAACCTCATTAAATAATAATACTACAGGTAGTTACAATAGTGCTTTAGGTATGTCATCATTAGTTGCAAACACAACTGGTAGTTATAATACTGCTGTAGGTCAAGCATCTTTAGATGCAAATACCACTGCATCAAACAACACAGCAGTAGGTTATGCATCTTTAGGAGCAAACACTACAGGTACTCAAAATACAGCAGTTGGTTCTTTAGCTCTTGATGCTAATACCACGGCTTCTAATAACACTGCTTTCGGTTACGCAGGTTTAGGAGCAAATACAACTGGTGCTGCAAATACAGCAGTAGGAGGAGGTGCTTTATCTAGTAATACAACTGCGAGTAATAATACTGCTGTAGGAGAAAGTGCTTTATTAGTAAACACTACAGGTCATCAATCTGTAGCAATAGGTTCAGGTGCTTTATCATCTAATACCACAGCTCATAGTAATACAGCAGTTGGATATCATGCTTTAAATGATAATACTACAGGAACATTAAATACAGCAATTGGTACTTTTACATTAGATGTCAACACCACAGGAGATAGCAATACTGGTTTAGGATATGGTGCTTTAAGCGAAAACACTACAGCTTCTAATAACACTGCTGTTGGTCATCTTGCTTTACTATCAAACACTACAGGTGCTGAAAATACTGCTATAGGAGTTAATGTTTTAGACTCCAATACAACAGCTTCAAACAATGTAGGAGTTGGTCATAACGTATTAGCAGCAAACACCACAGGTACAAGAAACACTTCAATAGGTGCTTACTCATTAGATGCTAATACGACTGCAAGTGATAATACTGCTATAGGTTATCAAGCACTTTCAGCACTTACTACAGGTGTTGCTAATACAGTATTAGGTTCACAAGCATTAGATGCTTCAAGTACTGGTACTGAAAATGTTGCTATCGGTTATAGAGCATTAAGCTCAGATACAAAAGGACAAAGAAGTGTAGCTATAGGTAACGAGGCTTTATTTAGCCAAAACAGTACATCAGCAACTAACCTTTATAATGTTGGTGTTGGTTTCCAAGCAATGTATACAAACACTACAGGAGCTTCAAATACAGCAGTTGGTGGTTTAGCATTGGATGCTAATACAACAGGTATAGCAAATAATGCAGTTGGTAAAAGTGCTTTGACAGCTAATACTACAGGAAACTTTAATAATGCTTTAGGAGAATCTGCACTATTATCTAATACAACAGGTGCTTCAAATATAGCGATAGGTGGTTCAGCTTTAAGAGAAAACACTACAGCATCTAACAATACAGGCGTTGGAGAATCTGCCTTAAGAGCAAACACTACAGCATCTAACAACACAGCAGTAGGTCATTCTGCTTTACGAGCAACTACTACAGGTCACAGCAACACTGCAGTTGGTTACAATGCAATGGGGACTAGTTCCACAGCTACTAGTAACTCAGCATTTGGTCTTAACGCAGGAGCAGGTCTTACTACAGGAACTCTTAATGTTCATGTTGGTAGAGACTCTGGAGGTGGAGTAACAACTGGTAGTTCTAACGTAACGATAGGGTACTTAGCAGGAAACTATGGGACATCTGTAACCACAGGCGGCGGTAACGTGCTTATCGGACCATACACTGCTCCCATTGATGGTACAGCATCTCAACAACACGGATTAGGTTATAACATTGACTGTGCTGCAAACTTTACAACTTTAGGTAATAACACTGCTGATAGTAGATTGGCACATGGCGGAACATCTTGGGCAGCAGTTTCTGACATAAGAGTTAAAAAAGATATAAAAGATGCTGAAGCAGGATTAAGTTTTATAAACGACTTAAGACCAGTAACTTTTAATTACAAAACTAAAGGCGAAATACCTGAAGAATTTAATGGTTATGAAGAAGGCTCTACAGAAACATATAAAAATGAAAAAACTCAACATGGTTTTATAGCACAAGAAGTTAAAAAAGTTATTGATAATCATGATGAAATTACTGATGGGTTTAAAATGTGGCACACATTAGACCATACAGGACAACAAGAAATTGCTGAGGGTTATTTAATACCAATTTTAACTAAAGCAGTACAAGAACTGTCTACAACAGTAGATGAATTAAAAGCCGAAATACAAACTTTAAAAGGAGAATAATATGGCACAAACAGTAAGCGAAGTCTTAACAGCAGCAACAGATAGCGTAACACTTATCAACGGTGTAAACGCTGGAACTTGGGATGTTGAAGGCATGGAGCAATCAGAAATCAACGAACTCGTACAAAGGAACGTAGACCACATAGAACTAGTCTTAGCCTATGCACCTGTTGATGAAGATGACGATACTCCAGACGTAGCTGGTAGTTCAGATGATAAAACATCTTATACAACTGCGATCTCGACTGGTAAAAGCTACATATCATCCAATAGCTAAAAATGGCACTATTGCCTGTAACTCCGCCAGCTGGAATAGTCAACAACGGAACTGACTATGCTAACAAAGGTCGTTGGGTTGACGGCAATCTCGTGCGTTTTGAAAATGGCTATCTAAAGCCTATCGGTGGTTGGTCTAAACTAAAAACTACAGCACTAGACGGAGAGCCTATAGGTATGTATGCCTATAAGGACAACCTAGGTGCTTCTATTTTAGCTGTTGGTACAAGACAAAAGGTTTATGTTTTATACGACAACACTTGGACTGATATAACACCATCTGGTTTTGTAAATGATGCCTCTAATGATCCTCTTGGTTATGGTGCATACCACTATGATGTAGAAGATTATGGAGATGCTAGAAGTCAATCTGGATTACCTCTTGATACAGGTCATTTCTCCTTTGATAACTGGGGTGAGGATTTAATCTTTTGTTTTTCTGGCGATGGTAAGATATACAAGTGGAGGCCTGTTTCAGGCGGAACAGCTGATACCATAGGTACAGTTGTAACTAACGCACCTACAGGCTGTCAGGCTGTCCTAGTAACTAATGAAAGGCATTTAGTTGCTATTGGTTCTGGTGGAGATCCTAGGAAGATATCTTGGAGTGATAGAGAAGATAGAAACACTTGGACATCTAAAGCAACCAATACAGCAGGTGATGTACAAATACCTACAGGTGGTAGAGCATTACTAGCAGTTAAATACCAAAACGATGTAATTATTTTTAGTGATACTGGTATAGATAGAATGAGCTATGTAGGCTCTCCTTTTGTTTATGGTATAACCGCAGCAGGTGCAAACTGTAAAGCAGTCAGCAGAAGATCAGTAGTTCAAACTGGTAACTTCCTAGCGTGGATGGGAGAAAACTCATTCTTTGTTTACGATGGCGTTGTGCGTGAAATACCATGTGATGTGCATGATTATGTATACGACCAACTAAACGTACCAGGAAGAAAGGCGTGTTGGGGTGGACATAACTCTAACTTCAACGAAATATGGTGGGGTTTCCCAAGTGGCGATGGTGTTTATTTACCAAACAAATATGTAATCTGGAACTACCTAGAAAACACTTGGTCTATAGGAACAATGGATAGAGGATGCTGGATTGACCAAGGTGCGTTTGATTATCCTATAGCTGGTGATTCAAATGGTTTTGTTTACGAACACGAATCAACAACCTTATCTAACTCACCAAACCTTAACTCTGACGCACCATTTTGTACAAGTGGTCCAATAGAACTAGGTAATGGCGATAACTATGTGCAATGTAATCAGATCATTCCAGACGAAGAAGCAAACACATTACCAGGTGTAACAATAAGTTTTAAAGGTAAGTTTACCCCGTTAGGGCCAACAACAGACTTTGGTAGTTTTACCTTTGAGAACGATGGATATACCGATGCTAGGTTTACAGCAAGACAAGTACAGATGACTGTAACAGGCGGCACAACACAAGATTTTCAAGTTGGTAATATAAGACTTAACTTACGACAAAGAGGTAGAAGATAATGGATCTATCCTCACAAAGACAATATATACAAAGAGCTGAAACAGCGCATGAAATACTTACCACTACAGATTTAACAACATTATATACATCTCCAAGCGGTGATGATTTTACTTTTGCAATCATTGAATCTATTTTGGTTTGTGACCATGATAATCAACAAACCAATATAACAGTTACTGTAACGCATGAGGCTACTACTTATACCTTATTTAAAGAATTTACTATTACTGCTTACAATACTGAAGAATTATTAACTAGAAGTTTAGTATTACACCAAGGCGATATTGTAAAAGTACAATCAGATCGTGCTGGTAATTTAACTGTTTATGCGAGTATCGTAGAATATGCAAAAGGCGACTAATACAGTAGTTGAATTACATCCAGAGGTTGTACAAGAACCTTGGGAGATTGAATGGGAAAGGTGTAAGCCTTATATAGCAAAGGCTGTAAAACATCAAGATTCCTATACAATTGATGACATAGAGGATAAAATAAGAGGTGGAATATTCCATTTATGGCCAGGCAAAAAGTCTGCATACATAACAGAGTTTGTAATGTTTCCACAGCTAAAAGCAATGAATGTTTTATTTTGTGGTGGCGATTATAAAGAACTAGAAGAAATGCTACCTCACATAGAGGAGTTCGCTAAGAAAGCTGGCATACAAAGGCTTTACGGCGGTGGCAGAAAAGGATGGACTAGGAAACTAAAACATCTAGGATTTGAACAAGATTATATAGTAAAAAAGGATTTATAAATGGCATCAGGATTAACAGCATTAGGATCGGTATACTCCGCAGTAAAAGGCGATGGAGGTGGCGGTTCAACAGAAACAGCTACCATGCCAGCATGGCAACAGCAACAATATCAAGACTATTACAATAGAGCTAAAAGCGTTTCACAACAACCTTTTATACCCTACACAGGTCCACAGGTGGCTGGATTTAATCCAGATCAGTTACGACAATTCCAAGCTACTAGAGGTATATTTGAATCTGGTATGGGTTATGACCCAACCAAAGCTTTACAAGGTATGGCGCAAGAACAGTTCAAGCCTACTATACAACCTGTAACTGGTTTTCAAGCGCCAACTATAGAAGCTACTCAAGCTCCAGGCGCAGCACAAATAGGTCCAGTATCTACTCCACAATTCAGAGGTTTATTAAGTCAAGACATAGGCGCATATCAATCTCCGTATCAGCAACAGGTTATAGACCTTGCAATGGGAGACATACAAAAGCAAGCTGACATAGCGCGTGGCAGTGCGCAGGATAGAGCAATTAGAGCAGGCGCTTTTGGTGGCTCAAGATCTGCAATATTAGAATCTGAATCGCAAACACCTTACGCAGAAGCCATGGCAAAAACAGCCGCTGGACTAAGACAGTCTGGTTTTGAGCAGGCGCAACAAGCAGCACAAGCAGACTTAGCAAGACAACAACAGTTAGGAATGTTTGGTTCAGAACAAGAACAACAAAGAGCATTACAACAGGCACAGCTTGGTCAACAGGCTGGTATTTTTGGTGCAGAGCTTGGACAACAAAGAAGGATGCAACAAGCACAGATGGAACAGCAAAGACAGATTGGTGGTCTAGATATAGCTGGAAGAGCAGCATTAGCACAACCATCATTAGATATTCAAGCGCGTGCGCAGAGAGCAGGCTTGCTTGGAGATTTACAAAGACAGCAATTGCAAGGACTAGGACTTTTAAGCGGTATAGGTGTACAGCAACAAGGACTACAACAACAAGGACTTGGCGTTGCAAGAAGCGAGTTTGACAGAGCGCTTGCATATGCTCCGCAACAGCTAGGTATACTTGGAGCTGGAGCAACCGCAACACAACCTTTAGTTTCCAGAACTACAAGCACAAGACCAAGCACAATGGGTGCAATTAGTAGTGGTCTTGGTTTATTTTCAGACTTAGAAGAATCAGGAATATTTGGATAACACATGGCTGTATACGACTTAAGCAATATCAACAAAGTACTAGGTAATATGTCAACTGCGCAACCAACACCTTTGACAAATTCAACAAGTCAATTGATGCAAGATATAAAATCTTTTAAAGCACCAACAGTTCCGCAACCAAAAGAAACCTATGGAACAAGAGTAAGCAATAATTTAATTGGTTATGCTGGTTATGATGCGTCAGAGCCAGTATCTGAAGCAGAAAGAAAAAAAAGAAGATTACAAGGTTTAAGAAAGTTATCAGATAAAATGTCAATCAGGGCAGCTTATTTAACAGGAGATCCTAGACAAATAGCACTAGCACAAGAAAGAGAAAAGGCTATGCAAACTACGCCTAAGACTGGTTCTTCTAAAAGGCTTAGTGTTTTTGATCCAAAAACAAGACAACCAGTTGCTACTATCTTAGAATCAGATTTTGCAGGTATTGCACAAGCAGAGGCGGAAGGTTATATAGTTGCTCCATTAACAGGTCCTAAAGACACGGATAAAGACGAGACAACTGAATTTGAAAGAAATATTAAAGAACTTACTAAACTAAAAAACATTCCTGAACAACAAAGAACTGATACAGATGTAAGAAATATAAAAATATATGAAAACAAATTACTTAAAACAAATGCACCAAAAATTTATCAGATAGTAGGTCCAGACAGAATGGGTGTTGGTTTGGGAACTTATGACGAATTTGTACAGGGTCAGGCAGCTGGTGTATATCCACCAGGCAGCACAATAGTTAATATACCAACAGATACAAAAGCTCCGCCATCTAAACAATCAGAGGTGTTTAGTGCAGAAAACAAACCTTTTGCTGATAGGTGGCAGGCTACAAGTACCTTACTTGATAATTTGCAAAACTATACTAATGAGCTTGATAAAATGGATGACGCCGCGTTGACTGGCGTGGGAGCAAGCGCGAAATTTGCAACAAGTGTTATACAAAATACAAAAGGATTTTTGAAGTTAGCAAGTTCCGATACAAAATCTTACTATAATGATCAAGTTGCAAATAATACTTATACAACTGTAGAAGGTAATGATTTTATGGAACGACTAAATAAAGTTTCTGATCAATATGGTGTAAATGAATCACAGGTTAGAGATTTAGCTTACTTGTTTGCAGCGGCAAGAGGACAAGAAGGAAGAGGTCTTTCTGACAAAGACTATGAAAATGCTTTATTAATAGTTTCTGGCGGTGTTGGCAAGAGGGGAAAAATTGCAGTAATAGAAAGTGTTTATAATAGACTTGGTGGAGAGGTAAGCAAAACTGTAGATAATAGAGTAAAAACTTTAGAATATTTAAGAAATAACTCCGCGGAAAATCAAAAAGAATATTTTGACAAGCAAATTTTACAATTAGATTCTTTGAGAAAAGCCACGCCGTTTAATACTTATATAAACCCTTACGCACAACAAACAACCAACTTATCAGATGAAGAGTTGTTAAAACTATACAAATAACATGGCAACAACAGCAGAATTACAAGTAGCATTGAGAAATGCACACAGCGCTGGTGATGTTGAGGCTGCAAAAAGAATTGCATCCATGTTACAAGAACAACAAAAAGAAGACTCTTTGGAAAAACTAGAAACAAGTTTGCAAGAAGAAAAAAAACAAACAAGACTAGAAACAATAAAAGATATTGGTAAGGCTGCAATTTCTGGTCCTTTGCGTGGACTTACTGGTTTTTTAGAGTTTCCAGAAATGGTTACAAAAGCCGCTGCTAGAAAAGCAGAGCAAGTGGCAACTAAAGTAGCTCCAAGACAAGAAGAAAGAATCACAAAGTATTTCGATGCGTTACAACAATTGCAAAAAATAGCGCCAGGTGGTGATACGGCAAGGTCTATGGGTTTACTTACACAAGCATTAAGACAACAGCCACAAACAAAAGAATTATTAGAATACCAACCAAAAACTCGTGGTACTAGATACTTACAGTCTGTTGGTGAATACACAGTACCAACAATGGGGTTTGGTCCAGCCAGAGGATTAAAAGTTGGCGCACCTACAGGTGTGGTTGGGGAAAGATTAGAGGAAGCTGAAGCCTCACCTTATGTTTCTATACCATTAACTTTAGCGTCTGGTAGTATAGCAAGCGCTTTAACAGATCCGAACAGAGCTGTTAAGTTAGCAGCAGAAGCATTAAAAGGTGTGCCACAAGAAAAAATTGATTTGGCAAAAACTGTAGAGGCTTATGCTGAAAGTCAAGGAGTTAAACTTACAGCACCTGAACTAATACAAAGTGATATTCTTACTAAGCTTGGTGAGGCTGTTTATAATTCTCCAGAGGGCGGTAGAATAATGTATGAATACATTAAAAATAGACCACAAGAAGTACAAAAAATAGCAGAAAACTTATTTGATAATTACATTGCAAAAAACCCAGAGTCATTAAGAAAGGTTTATAAAGACGCAAACATATCAGCGGAAAAAGCATTTGATGAAGCGAAAACAGAAAGAACCCTCAAATCACAACAGGCTGGTTATTCGGTTGCTAATAATGAATTTATAGATGAATCACAAATTTTAAATTTAATTAATAATATTGATAATGTCTTAGCAGGTAGTGTTAAAGGAACACCTAAGAACAAGTTAAAACAACTGAAAAACAGATTAATTAAAAAAACAATTACTCCAAAAGACGAAACTGTAAATATATTAGACCAATATGGAAAACCTCTTGGCATGAAAGCAACTGAAACAAAAATTATTCCAGAATCAGGCGTAAATAATTTAAGTGAAATTTTAAGAGAAACAAGAGAGATTATTGCTCGATCAAAAGCTGGTAAAGCAAATCCTAAAGAAGCTCTTAATAATAGCGAAATTAAAAAAATTGCTCCAGCATTAAATGAATTAGATAAAATTCTTAAAACCAATACAAATTATTTATCTGGTACAGAAAAGTACAAAGAACTTACAAATACTATTGTAAACCCTACTATGGAATCCATAGAACCATTTTTAATTGGTAAAGGTGTAACACCTAGTAAAGTAAAAAATCAAATTTTTGGTATTGCCAATGTAACACCAAAAGATATTAGAGAAACATATACAAGAATAAACAAAATAGACAAACAAGCTTACCCTAATTTAGCTAGAGCTTACTTCGATCAAATTATAGATCAAACAATATACAAAACAACTGAATTCGGTAGACCATCATTCGGAGCAGGTTTTGATTTATATAAAGCATTTGCTGGTACAAAAAATTTAGATAAAAATTTTAACGCAGTTTTATCTGGGGTTGCTGAAGCTAGGGGTTTAAATAAAAATGAAGTTTTACGTGGTTTTAATAAGTTTAATGAAATACTAAAAAGAACAGCAACTCTTGCTAATGTAGACAATCCAAAAAAACCACCAGATGCAATAGTTTTCACCAAAGAAGCTGCACAGGTAGGTGCATTTATGTGGACTGTAAAATTTGCTAATAGATTTAGCAAAAGAGTACAAGAAAAAACATCTAGACAGTTAGCAGAAATATTTGTAAATAAAAATTCTGTAGAAGAATTAGAAAAACTTGCAAAAATAGATATAAGTAAAGGTGAGGGATTAAAATCTGTAATCAATATTTTAGCCTTTACAAATAACTTAGACTATATGCCAGAAGTACAGCAAGAGATAGAAGATATGCAAAGACAAGAATACCTACAATCTCTTTCTCAACCACAAGTACCTATAGGGCCAACGCCACAATAACCCCATGCCACGCCAATCTGAAAGAGTTGGCCGATCTGGAGAATACCTAGTAGCCTCGCTACTTTCTTTATACGCTGATACTGTATTGGTAGTTCCACACAGCGCGGAGGCAGACATCATCTTTGACGTTGACCATACGCTATACAAGTGCCAGGTTAAAACACAATCTAAAATACAAACACATAGAGTGTCATGGCAGTTTGATTTTAGGCGTGGTGCGTTTACCAAAGACAGATACTACGAGGACAAAGCATTAGATGTTTATGCTTTGGTTGCTTTAGATCCGCAGAAGGTTTTGTTTACTTTTCCAAACGGCAAGAAGCAGATGACTATTACAGACGAGAAGTTACAGGCGATGGACTCGCTGAAAAATACTGAAGATCTATTTAAAGAGCTTCGATGTCAACAGACACCTTAGGATTATCGTAATGTTTAACAGAGTTCATACCTAAAGATATTAGATACTCAACCACTTTAGCTGGTTCTTTCTGTTCACTTTTACAAAAGTCCTTAAACTTTTTAGCAAGATGCTTGTTTATATATACAGGTTTTCTACCATTTCTTTCTTTTAAGATACGATCATCAAACTCATATAGATTCATAGTTACCTCATTTATCTAGCGAGAACTCTACAGAATATTTACCAATGTCAGCACCTTTGGCATCAACGCCATGTACCATCTGCAACTCTAAATCTATAAAGTGTTTCGCTTTTAACAAGTCGGTTACTCTATCAGACTTCTCGCCTTTGCTTCTGGTTATATACTTTAAACAACTACCTAGATTATAAGATAGTTTGTTTGCATATATATAGTCTATAGGTTGTATCTTGGATTGCTTGTAATGCGTTCCAGCTACTTGGTTGTTGGTAGCAAGCTTGTCTATAGCCTGATCCCATTCCTCTTCTGTTCCCATATTCGTATGTGCATATATTGTTTTATTCATAAAAATTCTCCGCTTTTTTTATTAGTATTACTTGTAAATTAGTAATATTGGTTTATTATAAACAAAAATATAAATAAAAGGGAAATTTATGGATATATTAGAAAAGAATTTTGACATATCAAACACCATAGAAGTTGATGAACTAGCGAAGCGTTGGGGAGTCAGCAAGAAAACAATTGATAATAGAAGATATAGAGGGCAAGGTCCTAGCTATTTTAAGATTGGTGGGAAGATACTTTATGATCTGAAAGATGTGCAAAAAATGGAAAACGATTCTTATATTTCTGTAGATGGCACACGCTAAACTAAGTCCTTCAGCAGCGAAGATATGGATGGCTTGTCCAGGTATGCCACAACTCTTAGCTTCTATGCAAGTAGAATACAAGGTTGGAATACCAGCAGCGACAGGTACATTGATTCACGAAATGGTAGAGACACTACTAAAAGGAAGGCTAAACAACCTAACACTAGAAGAATACTATCTTGGTACAACACACCATGTAGAGGACTTTGATATCACAGTTGACCAAGAGATGATTGATTGTGCTAATACCTATGTAGATTACATAGACCAAAGAATGATGGACTTGGATGTAGCAAGACCATTGATTGAAGAAAAAGTTAATATGCCAGAAATACATACAGACCTATGGGGAACAGCAGATGCAATTCTCATTGGTAAAGATATGATAGAAGTAATAGATCTTAAAACTGGTAAGTGGGCAGTTGAAGCTGACAACCCACAAATGCGCATCTATGCACTTGGTGCTTTATCCAGATACGGAGATGACTGCACAGTGCAGTTCACAATAGTACAACCTAGAGGCTGGCACAAAGACGGCCCTATCAGATCATATTCCATATCAGCCATTAACTTGGTTGAATGGGCCTATGAAACTTTGAAGCCAGCTGCTGAAGCTTGCTACGAAGAAATACCCACATACAACTATAGCAAAGACGGATGCCGTTGGTGTAATGCTAAAGCTGAATGTGATACTTATAAACTAAACCAAAAGGGAGAATAATATGGCAGATCAAGAGCCAATAACTTTTAGCATCACAGAAGATGATGTTACTAAAGACTATAACCTAGATGACTTATCAGAAGAAGGTCAGACTGTTTATAGAAAACTAAACCTGTTACAAGCGCAGAAGAATGAACTTGTAGCTAACGCAAACTTTGAAGCAGAGAAGAACGACATCTTACAAGCGCATTACTTAAATGAGTTGAAAGGTCATCTGCCAGAAGATAAACCAAAGATTGAGGTGCAATAATGTCCTTAGCTAATATTAGACAGAAGGCAAAACTAAAGCCACCCATCATAGTTCTTTATGGTCCTGGTGGTATTGGTAAAACATCTTTTGGTGCAACTATGAATAAACCAATCATAGTACAAGCAGAGGATGGTATAGGTAAGATTGAGTGTCCTCATTTTCCTGTAGCTAAAACTTATGTTGAACTACAAGATAACCTAAAGTCATTGATTGAAGAAGATAGCGAATACAAAACTGTCATAGTAGATAGTTTGGATTGGTTAGAAACTTTAATGCAAGACTATGTGTGTGAAAAGAATGGATGGCCTGATATATCTTCACCTGCTTATGGTAAAGGCTATGCCGCTTGCCTAGAGATATGGAAAGAGTATTTAAGTTTATTAAATCAGTTGCGAGATAAAGGCTTTACTGTCTTACAGATTGCACATAATGAAGTGAGAAGATACGAAGATCCATCTAGCGAACCACATGACAGACACCAGATTAAGTTGCATAGAAAAGCAGCTGACTTGGTTATAGAACATAGTGATGCAGTATTCTTTGCTAACTACAAGATAGGTACTATTCAAGTAAAAGGTAAAGGCGGTGGTATGACTACTAAACTTAAGCAAGGAGATAGAACTATCTTTACGCAAGAGACACCTGGCTTCCAAGCTAAAAATCGTTTTGGTCTGGATAATGAGATGCCGTTTGAATGGCAGGCTATTAGAGAGCAGATGTTGAGATGAGTGAAGTAGCTGAAGTAAACGAACACTTTTGTGATGATAAGCCACAGTATGAAGAAGGCTTCTGTAATTACTGTGGTGCAAAAGAAGATGAGTGTTCAGAATATAAATGTTGGATTAAATAAAAAAGGAGAAAGAAATGGATTTAACAAATTTTAATGTAGATGCGTCAAGCGAAGGCAAGACAGCAGTAGAGCCAGGTAGACACGTTCTGCATTGGCAGGGCGAGGAAGAGGCGTTAGTAGAAGGTAGAAATGGCTGGCGTGGGTGCAAGATGTATTTTGAGATTGATGGTACGAGCATCAGACTTAATCATACTTTTACTGTTGGTCACGACAACCCTAAATATGTAGATAGTGGTATCAAGTCTATGCTACTTATGGGTCAAGCAATGGGTATACAAGAGCCACCAAAAGATACTTCATCAGCCTTTATGGGTAAGAGTGTATCTGCTGAACTAATCAAAGATGACAATGGTTATCTTAAGATTAACGAGGACTGGGGTAAGACTTGGCAATCTACTAATCAAAAAGCTAAGCCAGTTGTAGAAGATGACAATATCAAAGCTGGTCCAAGTGAAGCAGACTTAGATGCAATGGGTACTACTGTGGCTAGCGAGGATGACTTACCATTTTAACCCTAAGAACAGGCCAACGCTGTGTGCTTATTGTAAGCGCCCAGCAGGTCCGTTTTTAAAAGAGGATGGAGAACACTGGCTTGGAGCGTGCTGTATGGCTCATTTAAAAAAGATTGGAGAGGGAGAAAGACTACCCAACAAAGCACAATTAAATGATTTAGGGATAGAGTATTCCATAGCACAAACCAAAGATTTATATACAAAACTAGCAATAGAAGAAGATCAAAAACCATTACATAAATGGGAAAGGGATAAACGAAAAAAGATCTTTACTAATATAGTTAGGGAATATCTAAACTGGGCAAACGTGCAAGCCGAGTTAGATGACGAGAGAGCTGCAAATGGATTTAACAAAGTACCTGAAAAAAGGCGTAGTCTATAACGACTTAGGTTTTAGTACAGGAAAGAGTACACACGAATTAATAAACGAGATGCAAGCACAAGGATTGCTTGTAGACTTCTTAGAAATTACTGGCGAGATAATCAGAGTGCCAGTCAAAGCAATAGCATCAAAGCCTGACTCTGGGCGACAGAAGTCTGGATATTATGTAGTCAACCAGGTTGGCGAACATATGTTTTGTACTTATGGTAATTGGAAAACTGGTTTTGAGGGCAAGTGGTCAAGCATAGATACTAACCAACTTAGTATTGTAGATAGACAAGCACTACAAAAACAAATGGAAGAGGCTAGTGCTAAGTCGCGAGCAGAAAGGAAACAGAGACAAGATGAAGTTGCAATTGAGGTAGAAGAACGTCTTAAAATTTGCCACGAAGCAACTGAACATGAATATCTCACGAATAAAAAAGTTAAAAGTTATGGTTTGAAGGCAGTTAAATGGTAATTTAATTGTTCCTGTCTATTCTACTACAGGACAGATTCGTTCTCTACAGACTATCAATAAAAAGGGCGAGAAAAGGTTTAAGTCTGCTTCAGAAATCAAAGGTAATGTATTTTTAATTGGTACTACCTTACAAGATCTAAACAATATAGAAAAATTAATTTTAGTTGAAGGCTACTCAACTGCCGCTTCAGTATATGAAGCAACCCAAATTCCTGTAGCTTGTGTATTTAGTGCCAACTTCTTGTTGGATGCAGCCTCTAATTTACGCAAGCTAACAGGTGCTAGATTTATTCTCGCACTTGATAATGATGAGAGTGGAGTGGGAGAGAAGAAGGCGCAAGAGTGTTGTGCGAGTGTGCCAAATACAGCAGTAAGATTACCGAGCGAGCGCGGAGACTATAACGACTTATATTTAAAACATGGGTTAGATAAAGTAAGAGCCGAATTAGTGGATCACAAACTAGGAATCCAAAAGTATGCGATTCGTAATCTAGTTGGTAAGCCTGAGCCACAAAAGTTTTTAGTAGACGGATTGATACCTATTGGTAAGCCTGGACTGTTAGCGGCTAGTGGTGGGGTTGGTAAGTCCCTAAGTGTCATACAGTTAGCTTTAAGAATAGCGTGCGGAGGTGGGCGCTGGTGGGGAAAAGATGTAAAAGAGCGCGGAAATGTAATAGTTCTTTGTGCTGAAGATGATTTACCAGAGATACACAGAAGGCTTGATTTATTAGACCCAAGAGGAGAAAGATTTAATAGTCAGTATGAAGTTTATGTATTTCCAATTCCAGAACAAAAAGAACCAATGATATTGTTAAGAGAAGAAGGTATAACACCACAGGCAACTGAACTTTTAGAGGAAATATCTTCTATACCAAATTTAAAATTGGTTTGTTTTGATCCTCTGCAAGCATTTACAACAGGGAATGTTAGTAGTAGTAATGAAGTTGGCCAGTTATGGGGTTCTTATTGCGCAAACATATCAGCTAGACTCAAATGTACAACGCTCACAGTACATCATTTAAACAAAGCTGGTCTTACAGTTGATTCAGATGACTCTATGGTGCAGAGAACTAGTGTGAGAGGTGCTTCAAGTTTGGTCGACTCACAAAGATTCTGCCTGACAATGGCTCTTGGAGATGTTGAAACTTGTGAGAGGATATGCGAGGAGCAACGAGTACCATACGACAGAATGGCCGTTGTGAAAGCATCATTAGTTAAATCTAATTCTGGCAATGTTGATTACAGTACCAAAACATTATTTAGAAAGAATGGTGTACTAGAACCATTAGAAGAATTACAAAATCCTATGGCACTTTATGATAATTTTTAAACTAATCGTTGGGAACTTTAGGGACATACTAGGGAAGCTAAGGGACATACTATACACTCAGATGCCCAACACTAGGGTAGGAGATGCCCATATATCCATACATATACATATGTATAGGAGAGCAATCCCCTTGAGGGGGATTGACTCTCTGGAAAGCGCGAACGCTTGCGCAGGAGAAAGATGAGAAGATTTGGACAAATAGATAAAGCCTATTGGTGGATTACTGCTCACATCGAAAGCGAGCGAGGGGAGAAAACAGCATTGATACCCATAGCGCTTGCTAGAAAGGAATCAGACTTCTCGCGCGTGCGCCAGATCGTTTGGCATTGGTATCGCTCGGAGGTTGCAGGCAATGAAGATCTATCTATGACAGCTAGATTCGTTGGTTGGGCATTGTGCGAGCGCTGGAGGTATGAAACCTGGAGTTCGCATGATGCTATTAGTTATTATGCAAAGATGACAGCAGTAAATCGTAAAAGCGTTGGGAGAGCGCTAGCGGAGTTGAGCGAGCAAGGATTAATATGGATAGTTTTGGAGGGCGAGCCAAAGCGCTTGCGGAAGTCCCAGAGCGGAGGGAAGAAACATTTTTTATTAGTTGGTTTAGCGGAGTTGGTTCGTGAGTAGCGCGAGGAGGGGGGCGGTGCGAGGAATGGGCGCTAGCGTTTCAGGGGTTTAACTTTGGAGAGTTAAGATACCAACGCCCATTCAAAAAGGTTATTGTATCATTTCTTTTTTTCTTTAGTTTCTTTTTTCTTTTCGCGCTTGCCAAAGATCTTATCCCAGTTCTCCGCGAATGTTTTTTTATCTGGTATTGGTCTTGGTCTGCTTCCTTTTCCTGTCATATTAAACCCCCTACATTTTTCTCATATAATATTGCTTCGGTTATAAATTCTAATATTTCGTCCCTATCGTCATCCTGGTGCAAGTTATACATAATGGATATATTAGTTATTTCATCTTCAAGTAAACCTTTGCGGTCTTGCTCTAATACATAGTTTTGTATGTGTTCTATTTCTTGCTCGTTGTAGTGATTGCTCATATTTTCCCTCTGAATAAATAGAATAATGCTTTTAGTTTTTCATCTGTTAGATGTCTTAAATGTTTTGGTATGTCCTCTCGCTTCATGTCGTCCTCACTGTGCCATTCGGAGAAACTGTGCCTAGCCTTTCCCCTGTTATTGTTAATAAAAGCCATACGCCGTCTCTGTCTTGCTTAGACGCGTCTTTATTTGGGTATATGATCTCGCCAGTGTGTCCTAGCTCATCTCTAAGATGCCTGGAGTATGCGAACTCAGCCATAGCGAAAGTTATTGTTTTATATGGTTTCATTGTTTTTTTCCTCTTTTAGTTCGTTTATTTCATCTTCAAAACAATATTGAATACCTTGATATAGGTTTTCCCAACTTACCCCATAATTAGCGTCATGGTTATCTACAACTCTTTGCAGAACGTCCATACAGTCATCATCAGTAAGTTTTAGGTCAACCTTCTCTGGCATATCCTCGTTTAGTATTTCTAGCTGGTCTTTAACGTCTTCTATTGACCAAATAATAGCAACAGAGTTATTGCTGTTATATCCGTTTCCATATTCTTTTACTTTATTCATTATTTACCCCTTGTTGGTTTGCCATTAGGAAAGGTTAAAGCGGTACTAAACGCTTGCCAGTCCTCTGGTGTCATTATTTGCTCTACCTTATGGATAGGCGTGTTATCTTTTAGGCCGTACTTCTTGCGAAGCTGTCCTATGATGCTTCTGTGTGATCTGGTTTTAATAGTCATTACGCCACCTCTTGCTCTTGCACATAATCAAAAACGATTTCCTCGCCTATAATATATACATACATATTCACTATGGCCTCTGGACTTGAAAAGTCTGTCATAACTTCGCCAAAGTTAAATAACTCATATTCTTTTATAAAGTCAATAATATTAAAGACTTGATCGCCTAGCCATTGAGTAGCTTTATAAGATCCTATGATGTAATAATCAGTATTAAAGATTTCATGGTGTAAATCGTCATGGTTATTGTCAATCCATTCTTTATCGTAGTTGATAATAGAATCGTTGAAATGTTCTTGTATTTCTTGTTTCTTGTAGTTCATTATTTTACCCCTGTAAATTGTTTAGCTAAGTCAGACTCACAACCTTTGTGAAAAGGTATAGCCTGGATTCTTACTTTAGTAGCTCTAAGGTTAGATGCTAAATTATTAGCTAATTTTTCGCATGTTATAGGTTCTCCATCAAACATAGATAACAAAATACTTTCTTGTAAATATTCTGGTTTGTTCTTGTCATCTGGTTTTACACCCCAAATTACATATTCTATATATTGGTTATTCATAACTACTTCTCCAAAGTATGTAAGATTTAATTACCTTACAATACTCATTTTACACAATACAACACAATAAGCAACACTTTATATGCATAAATGTGTAATTAATTGCTTAAATCCGATAAATAAAGGGTTTATAGAGTACAATTAAACGGAATATGGAAACAAAAACACCTAAAAAGAGAGGGCGTAAACCAATCAATATTGACCCAGATAGGGTTGAACATTTAGCCTCTCAAGGACTCGGAGTTATGGATATTTGTAGGTCTCTGGGCGTTGGCTGGGACACATTTAACAAATACAGAGAAAAGAAAAACTCGGGAATTTCGGACGCTCTAGATCGTGGAAAGAGTAAAGGCCTGGCATTTGTAACAAGCAAACTCATGGAAACAATAGAGGACAAGAATTTTAATGCTATCTCTTTCTATCTAAGAAACCGCGCGCCAGATCAATGGGCAGACCGCCAGGAAGTCAATCACAATTTAGATCTTAAAGGCGTTCTAACTGACGCACGCGAGCGCATTAGCATAATAGAACACGCGCCAGCGCACGCGCTAAAGAACAGCACGCGCACTGCGACAGTAAGCGACAGCGAAGGCGCGGATGAATAACAAGGGATTAATTGCGAGCAATAGTTTTGCTCCCTTTTTAACTAATGCTAGATACTCTCTCACTGTCGCATTTAGTCCCTTTCCTATGCACCATAGACTGATAGTGAACACTTACTAACATAATGATAGTTAGTACTCACTATCGTTTAGACCCCCCACCTTGCGCTAGAGGGCGGTGCAGTGTACGTGGAACTACTGAACTAAAATTTTTTAATTTTTTTTAATATATGAAATACGGCGTAAAACTAGAAAAGGAATTGATGACCGAACTATGGTCAGGTCCAATTAAAGACAACCCAGTAAACTTTGTTAAGTATGTATTCCCATGGGGACAGAAAGACACCCCCCTTGAGAACTTTAAAGGACCAAGAAAGTGGCAGGAAAAAATTTTACGAGAAATGGCAATACACATTGAGCGTAACAATGTATTAGACCTACCAGAGATGTTTAGACTAGCTGTAGCATCAGGTCGTGGTATTGGTAAGTCCGCACTTGTCGCATGGATCATTCTATGGATGCTATCAACCAGACTAGGTGCAACCATAATCGTAACTGCTAACACCGAGCAACAGCTTAGATCAAGAACATGGGCAGAGCTAGGTAAGTGGCTAACGCTATCTATTAATTCTCATTGGTTTACCAAGACAGCCACAACGATTAAACCAGCACAATGGTTTGAAGATGCGCTAGTAAACGACTTAAAGATAGACACTGGTTACTACTACGCGCAGGCGCAGTTATGGAGCGAAGAGAATCCTGACGCTTTCGCTGGTATTCACTCCTCCTACGGAGTTTGCTTAATCATGGATGAGGCATCAGGTATTCCCTCGCCCATCTACTCTGTCTCCGAAGGTTTCTTCTCCGAACCCACGCGCGATAGGTATTGGTTCACTTTCTCCAATCCGCGCCGAAACACTGGGCCATTCTACGACAGCTTCAACTCTAAGCAATCCTTCTGGAA